TTCTACATCCCAATCAGACATCTGTGTCTTGTAAGCCACAGCTCTTTGAGCTATCTCTTGTCTAGCGTTCATAGGAACACCATACTCCATAGACAGCTGGTCTGCTAAGTTCCATACTAAACAGTTCATCCATTCGTTAGGAAAATCTGGCACTTCAGTAGCTAGGTTAATGTCATTCATAGGCATCTGAGCTACTAGGTGCATCTGCAAGTTAGTCTGAGCATTGCTATCAGGAGTTAGGTACACATACAACAAACCATTTAACTTACGAGCATCGTAGAAGATTGTGTTAGCTGTACCAGTAGAGAACTTAGAACCCAATACGTTGTACTCTTGCTTAGACACAAGCATTACAGGAGTGTCTATAACAGGAGTAGAAATAATGTTTCTATAGAACCCTTGGATAACCTTTAAAGGCTTGTCAGTGATAGCTACAGTAGGAGCTAAAGCATCGTACATAGTGTCTGAACTAGCACCACCTAGGGTATACATAGTTTTACTAGCAGTAAGAGGAACAATAAGTTCGGATACTTTCCACAACTTTAAACCATCTGTATTGAATTGTTTAATCAACAAGTTTAAAGACATAGCAGCATTAGCAACGCTATTAGCGTCAGGTGTATCTCCAATCTCAAGTACTCCTAGCTTTCTTAAAGCTAAAGAGATAATCTGATCACGAGTAATGCTGTAGTTAGAAGACATCTTTAAGCCTCTCTAGGCCAGTTTTGAGCAGTGACAATAGCAATCAAAGCAGGTACATCAGCAGCACCTTCTATGGCTGTTACAAGCCTTGTACATTCAGTTATGACTGCTGCTCTGTGTGTAACAGTGTTACTAGGAACATCAACATTACGTTCTGCTTTACGGATAACCATCCAATCAGTCTGAGCCAATAACTTATTAGCCGTGTCCTTGACTTGTGCAGTCCATTGAGACTTCATGCCTTTTTGGACATAAGGTTCACCGACTTCTGGTGTAACAGTTACATCTTCTAATTGCTTGGGATTGTCTACGTCCCAATAGAACCTGTCATCGTAGGCTGTGGTTACATCTGCTACCTCTGTGATGCCTATTGCTTGCTTCTCAGCAAGGCTTGTCAAGCGTAGCCAGTTGGCAGGGTATGAAGTTCCATTGATGGTGAATGGAGTATCAAGTGGGATGATGGTGTCGTTGTGTTTAAACATATTGTTCCTTATCGGGCTAAAGAATTGCGAAACGGATTCTCTGCGAAAGCCATATAAATGTATGTGCCACCAGATGCGTTCCATCCAGAACTTGAATCTCTAAATTTAAATCCATTTGACAAAAAGTCGATGGTGTTGGCTGTAAATTCTGCATCTGACCTATTAGGTGCTAAATAATATGTCATTACATTAAATGTATTTCTTGAAGAATCCCATATCCACCAATCGCCAGTAGTATCAGTCCGTTTCACCATAATAAATCTAGGTCTAAACCCAAGGTACACAAATGTTCCATCAGTAGACCCGTTACCCGTGTACGAACCAAAGGCTGAATACCCTGCTACTGCGGCAAAGCAATAAGCAATCTGCCTATCTGCTGTATGCCATGAACCAATACCAAAAGTGGTTGAACTTGGTGTGCCTGTCCAAATTGCACTACTGTTTGCTTGTGCGGCGGTTGTATTCATAAACAAGTAATACGCCGTTGAAGTTAAACTTGTATGCCATACAGCCCAATTACCAGCACTTGCCGCATCTTTCACAATAATCATTTGTGGCGCAACGCCAAGACCATGCCCAACAGTTGCCGTTGCCCCTGTTGCTGTAAATTGCACCACGCTAAAGCCTTGCGTAGCGCCAGCACTTACAGTTGATGTGATAGAGCCGTTAGTGTTGGATGCAGTAGTGTTAGATGCTTTCCAATTCCATCCAACATAAGTGCCACCAGATGTGTTTACGCCAATGTCAGAAATAACAGTAAATCCGCTAGTTGTAAACGCAGATAATCCATTTGCTTCTGTCGTTTCAGCATTTGTTAGGTTTGAATATAACGCTTGATTAACACCACGATTTATGTCGTAAAGTTGATGGGATTGTGGGCCATCTCGTCTTTTTACCCAAACCAAATCTGGTTTAAAAGATGTTGAACCAACTGCATTGCTAACTGTCAGACTAGACCCTGTACCCGTATATGTAGATGCCGCCATATAAGCCGCGCCATTAGTTATCGTGCTAGTGGGTAGGTTATATGTGTTTAGTGCAACATAGCCTGTTGGGGGGGTGTAGGTGAATGGGCGTTGACCGAAGTTGATGTATGCAGATGTGCTTGCACTACTTGATGCGTTACTTAAAGTCGCAACATAAGTTCCAGTCAATCCGCTAAATGCAGTTCCTTGGCTAGTGTTGTTTTTATAAAACACTAATGTGCCAGTACCAGCATCATATGCAATGCCAATTACATCGTTTGTGGTGTACGAAGCACCATATGTTGTGTATGAATTGTTATTTGCTTTTTGTCCACTATTTTGATAATAGGTATAACCATTAGGGCTATTTCCTGCATAGTAAATAGATTGGTCTGATGCGGAAATAATGCCTACTTCCAACGCTCCTGTTGAGCCAGCAGTCACTTCCCAATAGTATTTTCCTGTCGATGGAATTGCCATCGTTCCATATATTTTTCCATATGATGCAGATGCAGAACATGACCAACTTAAATTTCCGTCAACAGGAGAACCAATAATAGCGGGGCTAACTTGCAATGGGTTCAATGTTGAATAGTTAGCCGCAGTCGCACTTGTCAGCGTAGGCACATCGGTCATGCTGTCGTATGTAGTGCCAGCAGTCACGCTAATGTTGTTAGGTGTCCAGTTGTTGCCGTTGCCAGAGTAGTCCTTGCCGATAGTGGCGGCTGTGTTGTTGCTGTTATCGCTGAAGTTCAGTTCAAAGCCATTTGTGCCGTAAGTACCAGAATATGCTTTTGGTTTCCATACGCCTGTAATGGAGTCTGTTTCACCAAATGAAGATGGGGTTAGTTGTTGACCATCAATCAGTTGTGCTTCTGTTATGTACCCATCAAAGTACAAACTAGATGCGGCATGACGACCAATGTAATGTGCAACAGTTGTGTTTACATAAGAGTTTGTTCCAGAACCGCTAGTAGTTACTGATGTTTGAACACCATTTACATAAATCTTTGCTTGATTGCTAAGACCACTTAAACTGCTGTCGTATGCAAATACTAGGTGATACCAAGCACTAGGGTCACGATAAATTGCATTAGTTTGAACAGCCCAATTTGTTGTAGAACTTGTGTCTGTTTCCCAAAGAATGGCTTGACTGCCTCCGCTATAAAAACGAATGTATGTTTGATTTGCTGTGCTTGCACCAGCCGCAAATAGCATTTCATCTTGGATTGCACCAAGTTTTACCCACATACTAACTGTATATTTAGATGAACTTGTTGAACTTGCAGGTGTCCTATTTAAGTACGCTGTCGCACTAGAACGCAACCGCACACTACGGGCTATGGTATAGCCACCGCTAGGTCTTGTCAGCAGAGTATCTTTTGATGCAAACATTATGCAAACGCCTGTGCGTAAGTGCCGTACCAGTTAGTGCCGTCAGCAACAAAGGTCAAGATGTCTCGCCCTGTGGTTGCCGTAGTGGTCAATGTTGGAGCAGTTCCACCAGCCCACTTCACAGATGTGAATGTCGCTGTGCGTGAGCCTGTGCCATCTTGCACCGCTATCAGAATAAATGACTTACCAGCAGTAGCAGTTGGCATGGTGAATGTGCAGTTACCCGTCATCGTCACAGTCTGCACAGTTCCATTAGTCAACGACAAGGTTTGTGATGTGCCTGAGTTGCCGATAGCCACCACAGACTCAACATAGTTGGTTACTGTGGGGTTTGTCAGGGTCTTGTTGGTTAAACCCTCCGCGCCAGCCAAGGTAGCCAATGTTCCCGTAGTAGGTAGAGTTATCGCAGTTGTTGCAGTAACTGTTAAGGTCGTTCCAAAGTTACCAGAAATGGTGATCGTACTAGCTGCATTGTTTGCAACCCCCGTACCGCCTTGGTCTGAACCTAAAGTACCCGTAGAAACCAAACCTTTAGATGCGTCCGTAAACACAGGCTTAGAGGCTGTCAAACTAGATAAAATAGGTTGTGCGGTAAGGGTCGTTACGCCTGCAATATTAGCCGTTGTACCTACAAACAAAGCCTTGGCTATACCTACACCACCCGCAGTAATGATCGAGCCTGTGGAGGTGCTAGAAGAGTCCGTAGTCAGGCTAGAAGTAAACCCTTGGGCAAAGGTAATCCGAGCCGTTGTAGTGGTCTGTCCGTCTTTAGTGATAG